CAAATAAGTATAGATAACTCGCCTTTTCTGAATTGTAGACTTTTTTCATCTGCAATTGTTGAAATATTATTTAAAGGTTCTATCATTTTGTCAACATCTTCCATTAAATCTATCCACCCTTGAGTGGACATCATGGAAAATCTCTCGGAGTAGTAGCGTTCTAGTTCTGGATTCATTGTCTAGTCATCTGTTTTTCAACAATCTTAGCCTTGTTCTGAATATCCGCTTCTTTAAGCATCAATTCAGCAACTTTGACACGCTTATCAAACTCTTTTGAAGCCAAAGCGTCATCAGTAGGGAGGTTCTTGGTGTTAGCCGCCATACTCTTTGCTTGCAACTCAATAGGCATCAATTGCGCTTCAGTCAATAACTTTTGCGCTTCAGCCTTATTCTGCTCTGCTTGTGTCGTTTGGACAGCAATCTGAGCCTGAGCCAACTCCATAGCCATTTGTTGTTGCATCTGAGCCGCTTGTTGAGCTTGTGGGTCAGGAGTAGCCATCTTGTCGAGCATCTCAATCAACTCAAATCTGTTTGACAGAGATGAATTAGCCATGATGCCCTTCAAAATGATAGGCAAAACAGGTGTATTAGGGCCAAGGGTCTGCAACAAAGCGATGAATTGTTGTTGCTCATGCTCTCTAGCAATGATTCCAAGTGCAGCCGTAGGGATAAACTTCATGTCCACAGTAGGATAACGTTCTGGATCGAACTGCATATAGCGGTAGGCGGCTTTGGTGATGAAGGGGATCATAAAATCCTCTTGGAAGTTCACCAAGGTACGCTTGTATTTCTTGATAATCGAGGCAGTAGCCATCGAAATACCGCCCTGACCCGCATCTCTGGAGACAGCAGTAACCATTCCCTGTGAGTCTAAAGTGCCTGTTGCCATCAGAAGCATACGCTCAAACTCTTTGGCAGTTGTCAGGTTAGAACCATCAGTATTGCCAAACTTGAACGGGAACAGAATCTCGTTGGGATTGCCGTTTGTCAGGATTGCCTTGCCTGGCTTTACTTCAAACTTAGCACCCCGTGGTAGACGAGTAGCATCCATAGCCATCATTGGGCTAGTTGTGAGAGCTAGTGAATCTAAGTGTGAACGAACTTGGGCATCAATAGCCTTTTGTGAGTTGTAAGCCTTCTCAACAGTACCACGACCTAACAAGCGATTAGGAACTGTATCGTCCTGATAAGCAAGAATTGGGCGGTCTTTCATCATGTATGGATTAGCTTCTGCTTTAAGAAGTGTTCCATCATTGGCAATCACAACGATTGCTTCAACCAAATCGGAATACTCGTCTTGGATGGTGTCTTCAGGGAAGAAATCCTCTATTTCACCATCTTCGTTTTCCAACTGTTCTAGATACTCACGGGGGACTAAGCCATAGTAAGTTAGCAGTTTTACCTTGTCATCTTCGTACTGGGAGACTTCTTGTGTAGGCTCCAAGTCTGTATCCATTGAGTCAGTGCCGACCTTTACCTTGCGGTAGATGCCTTCTTCTTGACCTTTAACGACCTTGTGAATGGAGACATACTTCTCGATAGCGACACCCATACAGTCATCAATAGATGTTCCATTAGGGTCAAACAAGAAGTTACGGGGGTTAACAGGAACAATCTTGACTGCGATTCGGTCTTGCTCTACCACTCCGATAGCGGCTTGTCCCATTTGACCAGGTATTGCCTGAGTAGCGGGAACATAGACTTTCTCTGTTTTGACAACAATCTCACCGATACCCGTACCATAGATTTCAGCAAGTAGCTCAATCTGGTCAATAGACTTGCGAATCTTGTCTACTTTGAAGTCTTCCATCAGTTGTGCTTTGATGGCAGCAACATCTAGGGGGCTACCATTGACATCACGAATATCGTCTTGAATGTCAAAGAACTCACCCTGACCAAAGATGGCTTCCATGATCTCGGCATGGCGTGTCTCTACGGCTTGTTGGGTAGCGGGGGTAACGATTCTTGAACGCTCGGACTCACGGGTTTTGTCTTGAACATCCCACTCACCATTGAAGATACGCTCGTACTCTAGCCAATCATCAAGGCAATTGACATCTCTCCAATCCCGCCATCTGTCACAATGGTTGACAACAAAGTTAACTATCTCTTTGTCTGAGTCACTAGGTTCTTGGAATTCCATTCTTATACCCCACTAATAATATCTACTGGTTCCCAATCTTCTGAATCATCTTCTTCCATGTAAGATGTAACAGCAAGTTGGTCAATGTAACTAAGGGAGTCAGGTAAGTCATCATGGACTCCTTGAGCAGGGAACAGGATTAACTGGTCTACAAACTCATCCCAATCTTCTTCCGAATTTAACACAATTCTGCCATGCTCGAACCTACCTTGTAAAGCCCAGATGATTCTGTCCGCTTTTTTTCTATTCCCGTGGGTCAAATCTATGATGTGAGCATAGGTATTATTCTTACGCATTAAGTCACTAAGATACGGCAAAACAGCGTTCTTTAATGCCCCCCTCTCTATCCCCACACTCAAAGGGCGGTAGTCTCGAATGGCTATAAGTATCTTGGAGGCAGTCTCACGGATATCCCAACGCCCGTGTTCAATCTTCTGAACAAACCACTTCCCATCGTCTGTAACCTTAACGATTGAAATAGCAGACTCGTCCAGACGCTTTTTGGAATTGGCGGCTTGTTTGGCAACTTCCTCGAATCCTGCAAGGTCAACAGCGATGTAATAGCTTCCGTGTTCAGGTTCTACCCCGTATTTGATCCACTCTTCCTTGAAGATGTCAGAACCCGCATTGGTGAAAGAAGCCATAAACTCTTGCTTAAAAGCGAAGGAACTTAGGGTTTTCTTAGCGGAATCAATCTCTGCTTGGTCAATCAGGGGGTTATCAGCAGTGGTGAAGTGCCATGACTTCCAATCAGGATCATCTTCACTCTCACCTAGTTTGAAGGTATCATAGAACCAGTTTCTACCTTTGGGAGTCCCAATAAACAAGGCTCTCCCACGCTTGTCAGATAGAGAGGCACGAATGACCTGTTCCCATGCCTCAGGCTTGATGTCGGCAACCTCGTCTAGTACGGCATAGGTCAAGCTAACTCCACGAAGGGTATCAGGTCTATCCGCACCACGAACGTATATCCTAGCCCCGTTTATCAGGGTGATGTCTAGATTGTTTACGTGGGAGGACTGAATAACCTCTCTACCAAGGTCTAGCAGTAAATCCCAGACGATTTGCCTCGACTGTCCCATTGTTGGCGAAACATAGAGTACAGCAGAACCAGGTGGGCACTTCAATCCCTCTATTAGCAAGGTAACGGCAGCCATCCTAGACTTGCCGCACCGCCTACCAGCCGCAACAACCTTGAACCTCGTTTTGTCGGCAAAAACTTCTTGTTGCCACGGCAGTAAGGAGAAATTGAGATCAGCCATACTTTGCCTCTACATCTTGGGGTTGTTCAGTATTCTCAACAATAACTGGTTCAGCACCAATCCCTGTTATGTTAATGGTCACTGCTGACCTTTGGGACTTGTCCTTTTCAAACAAAGAAACAGGAAGAGTTCTATCAAGACACATCTTTAAAGCTACCAATTGATGGGGATGCTCATCATTAAGGGCTATCTCAATAACCTTCTGAGCCACATCCTTACCTCCACTCCTAATCATTAGCTCTTTAAGCTCCTTCAGACGTTGATGGTCTGTCTTAGGCAGTACTAGGGGTGGATTGTCAGCAAACCTCTGTATGGTCATCTTGACGCTTCCCTTGGGTCTTCCTCTTCCTCTTTTCAATTGTTCCATTTGTCCTCCTTGGATGGTTCATTTTTACCTTTTCAGAGGATAGGGGGGTACACAAATATCTACCAACCCAACCTACCCCCTCCCCCCCCATACATCTCCTAGGGTTTCTACTACTGTCTATCCATACAGCATAGGGTTTACCCTTAGTGCTAGATGCGAATGATTCTTATTTGCATTCAATCGAGTGTGAAAGAGTGATGCACCTTTTTATGGTGACTTGATCTAATTGAGAACTATTCGCGTTTACCCTTCTATTAGTGTTTACCCTACCTTAACTGATGACCTCTCTTCATTGGGGTTGTCTGTTGTCCCGCGATCCATAATTAAAATACTCATTTCCATATCAGGGCGAAACCCTTGATTGTGGGCATAGTGGTATAAATCCAACACTGTTTCAAACCCTCTACATATATTGCCCTTACCCGCTGACAACAAGATCATTCGCTGTGGGTCTGTCAGTGTCCTTTGGAAATATCGGGTATTAGGTTTTGAGGGTCTGCCCATTGTTTTTTCACCAATTTATTGAATTTAAATAATTGTAAACCATTGTTTTAAGGGTTTCTACTTATTTTAATAAAAGGCTCAGGAAGGCCATTTTTAGCCTCTTAGAGCGTCTCAAGCCGTTGCCCTCACTTACCCCTGAAAAAAAGTTATTCACACCAGTGTTTATGGTTATCCACATTTTGACTCTTATATAAGACCAAAGCCTGTGAATAACTGGTACTGCATGGGGTATAGATATTAGGGTTTACCCTTAAGGGTTTAAAGTTGGCAAACATAGGGTTTTCCCTATAGGTAGGCTCACTGGTAAAACTAAAATATTGCTTAGGAACTGACCTTTTCAGTGTTTATTAAATAGGCGTAAACATCATGACCAACACCCGCGAACAATGGCTTTCAGAGGCTACCTCAGAGCTTCGTACACTGTTTAAACAACATGGCATTGACTTACCTTTAGAGGTTCGCTCAAGCTGTGGCTTCCCCTCAAAATCGGCTCTTTCAAACAAGAATCGGAGAATCGGAGAATGTTGGTCTGCTAGGGCATCAGCAGATAGCCATGCGGAGATTTTTATCTCTCCCACGATCAGCGACAGCATGAGGGTTTTAGACATTCTGGCGCATGAGCTTGTCCATGCTTGTCACCCTAACGATGGTCACGGCAAACTGTTTAAACGCACCGCCTTGGCAATCGGCTTAGAGGGCAAAATGACCGCCACAGTTGCGGGTGAGAAATTCAAGCTCTGGGCATCGCCTGTTTTGGAAAGGCTTGGCATTTATCCTCATGCTGACTTGATCCCCTCAAACGCCCAAAAGAAACAATCAACCAGAATGTTGAAATGTGTTTGCCGTGATTGTGGTTACACAGTTCGTGTGGCGGGTAAGTGGCTCAATGAAATGGGTGCACCACATTGCCCAGATCACGGAGAGATGTCCATCTCTTAACAGTTCAGCTTGAGCCACTGTGACAGAGTGGCTTGGGATGCACTGTTGCATTATTTGAAAGGCGTTAAAAATGACATACAAGATTAGCTCAAGCGATTTTGAAGACATGGTACAGGCTTCCCGATGGAATGCTCTACACAATGCGGCAAAGACTATGCGTGAGCATGGCAGTGGCTTTGCGGGTTCTATGGCTGAGGCTTGGCAAAAGGCAGATAAAACAAATAAGACCAGAATAGAAGAAGCATTCCCTGACCTGTTTTTTAGGTTTATGGGTGAGACTGATCGTGCTTACTTTGGCGACAAAATTCACTGAAAGCGTTTAAACATCATGCAAACTTATACTTGGAAATATTTAGTGTGCTCAATGGCTATTACTGACCTTGCCGACCTTGAGATGAATGGATCAATCCCTAATGATTGGAAATTTACATTCAAAAAAGGTTCAACGCTTTACGATGAGGTGGGTTCAGCATGGCGAGAGAGATCAGAAAACACAGTCTATTTGTGCCATAAAAATGCGCCCGACTCCAAACAAAGATGGGTTCACCCAGATACGATGATTGACGTTTACAAGGTGTCACCATGAAAAACATAATTTACGATCTGTTAGTTTGTGTCGGTTTGGGTCTCGCCCTCTGTGTGGGTTTAATGGCTTATTTCGATATATTGGTAAAGTGAAATTTCAACGGGTAGATCATCCTCTGGGTGGTCTATTCGGTGCAATGTCGCATCATTTAATAGGTGTTCAAAATGTCAGCTTTTATCGTTTCCGATTCCCACATCAACGCTTTGGTTCGCTATGCCTCAAGGCATAAGGTGGGCGTTTCCTATGGCGCAACAGTAATGCGTTTAAACGCTTTCGGCAATGAGCAAGCGGTGGCGCAGATTCTCTTTGAAGAGAACGTGAAGAGCGTTAATCATCGCTATGGCGAGAGCGAAACCACGCAGATTGATTACGACCGAGGCGCACCCATTCTTACGGCTATTCAAGCGATTAAAGCGGCTCAGTGCTTGCGTTATCAATCTTGCGAACATCCAGAATTTGAGGACTCTCTGGCTTCTAAGTTTATCGAGGCGATCATCTCTAACGCAATCCCTGACTTAGAAGGTTACGACACGGCTCAATGGGCTATTTATGACAAGGTGTCAGCATGAAAAAATTTGAAGTTCAATATGTACGAATCGAGCATCAAGTTTATTTTCTTGAGGTGGAAGCTGAAGATGAAGATGATGCTGAAGATGTGGCGCACGATGAATTTACAGGAAGCGAGAACTATAAAGTTGTTCACGCTGAAGAGTTTATTCAAGATGTAAAAGAATTGGTGGTAACAACATGAGAAAGCCTCCAAGCGGGTTCAAAGCCAGATCATTTGATGAGCGAATCTGTGATCTCGACCATTTGCAATTCACGCACAAGAAACGAGCTAAACGAGGGTTTTATTATTGGTCAGAGAAAAGCCCAGACCAAATATTGCACGAGTTTCATTTGTCAGACTTTGCCAAGTGCAGAGCGTTTAAACAACTTAAGGTGAAAGCATGAAACATTATCTTTTTTTTATCCCATCATGGATTCATCGTGCATGGACTCAACACGGATATGACAAAAAAGACGCAATCAAGCGTTTTAAACATCAACATGGCATTGTCAGAATGCCAAATGGTTACAAAATTTGGGAGAAGAATAAATGAACAAACAAGATATTCAAGAACTTGCAGAAAATGCTTTGCATGAGGCTTGCCGACACATTCAAGACGCTTTAGGGGTTAAGACTGGAGATAATGCCGCCTATTTTTTCAGCGGTGAAGCTGAAGACACCATCTATCAAATTTTTCGACAATACATTGACGATGAATTGATGATTAAAGCCTACGAAAACGAAAAGGATTAAAAATGACACAATTACAAGCACTCACACAATGCCTAGTTTTGGCAATAACTGCACCAGATGACCACAAAGCTCAACGAGCAAGCGAATTAGCGGAAGAAATAGCTAGAGGTTTATCATTTGACCAAGTAGAAGATTGCAAGGCGCAAGCTCTTGAATTGGTGGAGGCTTTATGACTTTTAGAACTTATCTCATTGAGTTTTACCCATACCCTGATTGTGTTCACGCTGAATATGACGAAACAAGCGCAGAATCTTTAGAGGATGCGGTGGCTGAACTTAAAAAGTATCACCCAGAAGCTGAGATTTTGAACACCTACATACACACAGCGTGTTTAAACGATCTATGATTTATGCGTGTATTGCTCTAATTCTGCGAATACTTGGCGGAAAACGCTAAACTCTCAGACCCTCTCAGGAGGGTTTTTTCTTGCCTTGTGTAGGTTGGCATGGGCAAGCCCTTAAAAACGCCTAGAAAGGGCTTTTAGTGCCTTTGGTGGGCATTTCTTCGCACAATCTGCGTATGGTTTCATTCAAAGCATCAATTTCATCCATCTTATTGATAGCCCATGCACGTTTCTGCCCATGCCATCCCATTACTGGATTGCGGTGGCAATCTACACATAAAGCAATGCAAGTGTATTGAAGCCCTTGTTTGTAATGGTGGGCTTCGCTTGGTGGTGGTGCTTCGCATACTGAACACGGGAGACTTTTAACCCTTGCCAGGTGCAATCTCTCTTTTGCGTTCAGCTTGTTGTTCATTGGGTTGCTTTGATTTCCATTCGGGCTGAGTACTGTTCTGTTCGCCAGACCTCGATCCTAGCTTGGGCTGCGGTCATCATCCATCGATACTTTTCCTCGATCTCCACGGCTTCCCTAATGCCCTCTAAGATGCCCACATAATCGGCATGGGCGTAGGCATAGGTCTCTTGTTTACCTAAAACCTCAGTCCCTGCTTGTGCCATGAGCTGTGCCTTGCGGGACTTTAAAAAACCCTCAAGGTAGATTCGACTAGCTTTAGCCTTGCTATAGGGTTCTGCCGTGTCAATCAGGAATTGTATGGCCTTGTGGGGGTTGTCACTCATGGCTGAATATCCGATGTTTGCTTAAAGTTGAGCTTATGGTGCTGAAACCGCATTGCTGCCTCACACTCTAGTTCCTTAAATGCCTCATCACTCAGCAATCCAATGACGTTGACACTTCTGTTTTGATACCAAATTTCTTTAATGGACTCGTTATAAGTGCCATCCTCGTCTGATGAATACTCATAAACGACAGTAACAATCTCGCTACCAGCACCTACTGTTGTGTCAAATTCCCAAGTTGATTCCATGATGTAACTCCTGTTTAAAATTAAATGTTATTCCTATTTTGGAATGTTTTGAATAGGGATAAACCCTTAGTCCAAGCATTCTTTTACGCAAATATCCACGCCTGGCAGACTTGAATAAACCTTTGTAACGTGAATGTTTATGATCTGCGAATCGTCATGGTAGACAACCCCATTCATGCCATCTTCTACGCTCTTTAGGATATTGCTTGCGTCAGGTTTCTTAGTTGGCTTCTCTGACCCGTTATCAATGGCTTCTAACCGCTTTTTGGTGCATGACTTGGGGATTGGCACTCGAATGTAAAGATAAAGGCTAACAGGGGTTTCTAAGGGTTCGGAAGCACCCATTGCCTCGATTGCAGCTTCTTTGATTAAAGTCTCATAGGTTCTTGTCTTTTCAGGGGTGTATGTGCTAACAAAGTTTCCCCTTTTGACGTATCTTGCTCTTTGTTTGCCAACAGGGTTAGCGTCTACTTTGAAATTGACCATAAATGTCATAGAAGTGTTCCATCTTTGATTCTGTTCATATATTCTCGGATTCTGTCTCTAGCACCTATGCCATAGATTCTTTCGGCTCTCTCAAGTCTGGCACGAATAAGGTCTCTGTTTTTACTGCCTTCCCAATTCCGATAAAGCTCTCTTGCCTCGGCTTGCTCAAGAATTACTCTATCGCTTGGGCCTTGAATGTTACGTCTGCTCCAAGTCACCAGTTAACTCCAATGCTTGGTTTATCAGATGTATCGGAAATGGTACGCCTTCACGCACCTTGTCTAGCAGTCTCATGGCTTCAAAGTAGTTCATGCTTTAGTTTCTTTTCAAGAACATAAGACCAAACCGCACCGCCTGAAACCTTGGTTACAAACTGAAGCGCAACAATCTCAGGCATCAAAGCACCAAACGCAATCGTTGGGAACAACAGAGAGTCAACGGCAGCACCAGCAGTATTTGAAACATTTGCTCGTTTAATCCATGACCCTGTGGTTTTTACAAAAATAGCCCAATCCACCAAAGCCGCCACCAAGAATGACACCGCAGAAGCTACCGCAATCATTCCTGCCGCAGGGTTTATTTTC